GAGGCTACGCGCCTTGTCGCCGCTGGATACGCGGTTCCTGTCAGCGACGAGATTGTGGAGCGCGCGGTAAAGGCTATCGCGCCGGAACGTCGGAAGGGGAAAGCCTGATGTGGCGCGCTCCTGTTGTGTCGTCGGCGGCTGCGGTCGAGCCGTTGCTTGTCGATGATATGATCCTGCACCTGAACGCGCAGGGCACGGCTGACGAGGAGTTGATTGCGGCTCAAATCTCGGCGGCGAGGGCGTATGTCGAAAGCTACACCGGCCTGCGGCTGATTACCCAAACACTGACGCTGCGAACGGACGATTGGGCAGACTTTGACGGATTGCAGGTCGCACCGATTCAAAGCATCACGTCTGTCACCTACGTTGACACGGACGGCGCGACCCAGACGCTTGCGACGACGGTTTACGAGGCGCGGCTTTACGGCCTGGAGCCCTGCATCGTCCTCAAATATAACCAGACGTGGCCCACGATCCGCACAGGATCGCAGATCACCGTAACGGCGGTAGTTGGCTATGGCGCGGCTGGTTCGTCGGTTCCGCCTGAAATCTTGCAAGCGATGAAGCTGGTCGCCGCTGACGCCTACCGCTTCCGCGAGACGGCGCAAGTCGGGTCTGTGGCCGGCGTTTACCCGGTGGCGGCGACGGTTGAAAACTTGCTGGCCAATCATCGGAAGTTCCTCTGATGGACAGCGGCGCCCTTGATCGCACCGTTAAGCTTTTGCAGCCAGTGGCGGCCACGAACAGCGCCAACGAAGACGTCATTACCTACACTCTGGCCGCAACGGTTCGGGCTCACAAGGAAGACGTGAGCGACGCGGAGCGGGTGAGGGCGCAACAGGTCGGGGCGATGATTACGACGCGGTTTCGCCTCCGCTGGTCGCCTAACCTGTACTTCATGGACCCGACCTGGCGCCTGAAGCTGGTCGAATACGCGGGTGTTGAGCGCGAATACGACATTACCGGCGTCAAGGAAATTGGCCGCCGGGTCGGGCTGGAAATCACCGCGAACGCTCGGGCGGATCGCGAAACCCTCTACACCTAGGAGCGGCCATGAAGGTCAAGATGCTGGTCGCGATGAATCGTGACGAGAACCCCTTGCGCGTTGGTCAGGTGGCCATCGTCGAGGACCAGCTCGCTGTTCTGTACGTCCGCGCGGGTTATGCCGTTGTGGCGGGACCTGACGACGCTGTGACGCCCGCTGTTGAGCCGGAGCCCGCTCCGGTTGAAGTGCTTTCCGAACCCGCGCCGCCTGTTCGCAAGGCCGCCAATCCCACGAAGGACCTGACCAATGGCTGACCTCAGCATCACCGCCGCCAACTGCGTTCCTGTCGCGCCCGCGCTGATTGGCTACGGCACGTCCGGCGCCACCATCACCGCCGGCCAAGCGATTTATCTGGAAGCGTCCAGCAATACCTGGAAACTGGCGGACAACAACTCGGCGACGGCTGAGGTGCGGCAGGCGACGGCGCTGGCGCTCACCGGCTCCGCCTCTGGCCAGCCTATCGCTTACCTGTCCTCGGGAAGCGTCACCCTTGGCGCCACCATGACGGCGGGCGTTGCCTATTACCTGTCCGACACGCCCGGCGGCATTTGCCCGGTGGCCGATCTGGCCTCGGGTGAATATCCGCTGGTCATCGGCATCGCCAGTTCGACCACGGTTCTGAAGCTGAGCTTTACCTCTTCGGGCGTCGCGCTCTGATGAAGATGAAGGTCACGGGGCTGCGTGAATTGGACGCGGCGCTGATGACCATGAAGCAGTCAACAGCGCGGGGCGTGGTTCGCCGGGCGCTGTTGACGGCGGCGCAACCGATAGCCGACGACATGGCCAAGCGGGCGCCCTCGCCGGGCAAGTACGGCACGGGATACCTGGGCGAACACATCGACACCGGCATCCGGCTTTCCCGTCGCCAACGCAGCGTAAGCCGCAAGGAAAGCGACGTGGAGGTCTACGCCGGGGCGACGCGGGTAGATCAGGCGGTGTTTCAGGAGTTCGGGACCATCAACCACGCGGCGCAACCGTTTGCCCGTCCCGCTTGGGATGCCGGGAAAATGGACGCGCTTGACACGGTGAAGACCGAACTGGCGGCTGAGATTGAGAAGACGGCGGCGCGGGCTGCGAAGCGGGCGACTAGGAAGGGCTGACGATGGAAGAGGCCCTCATTGCCTACCTGCTGGCCCATTCGCCGCTAGCGGCTCTTGTGGGCACCCGCATTCGGCCCGTCATCGCCAAGCAAGGCGAGCGGTTCCCGTGCGTTGTGGTGACGACGGTTTCGCACTTGGCGGAATACGCTACGCAAGGGCCGGTGAGCCTGGCTGACAGCCGAGTTCAGGTTGACTGCTACGCCGAGACCTTCGCCGCTTCCAAGGCCGTGGCGCGGGCTGCGAAGGCCCGTCTTAGCGGCCAGCGGTTTACGTCTGGCGGCGTTGAGTTTCAACAGTGCGCGGTCATCGCCGAGCGCAGTTCGTATCAGGACGGTGCGGAGGTCAAACTCCACCGTACCTCTATCGACTTTCGGGTCTGGCATACCCAGCCCTGACGCCTAAACCGCCCTTCGGCAAGGCGCTGCCCGTCGCGAGACGCGCACTCCCTTAGATGGAACCAGCCCCATGGCCACCTCCGCTGGCGTCGGCAACGGCGCGACCCTTCTCCTTGACGACGCCTCCGGCACCCCGACTGCGGTCGGTGAGGTTCTCAGCGTTTCTCCCATCGCGGTGAGCGGTGGGACCGTCGATGCAACCCACCTTGGATCGGGTGGCTGGCGCGACTTCATTTCCACGATTCGCGACGGCGGCGAGGCCAGCGTGACGGTCAACTGGATCGTCGGCGGGACCACTGACGTTCTGGTTCGCACCGCAGCCGGCGACGGCATCACCCGCACGTTCAAGGTCACGGCGCCGAACACGAAGTTTATCCAGTCCGAGTGCATCGTGACCAGCTACGAGCCCGCCGAAATCACGGCGGACGGCAAGCTGGAAATGACCTTTGCGGTCAAGTTCACCGGCTCGCCGACCTACGGGTGATAGATGGCTAACCCCGTGAAAGGCGAAGTTGCGTTCGAGGTTGAGGGCCGGCCTTACAGGCTGGTTCTCGACTTCAACGCGCTGTGTGAGGTCGAGGAGGTTCTTGGCGCCGGGGGCATGGACCTTGCCCGGCCCAAGGCAATCCGGGCCATCTTTTGGGCGTCGATGCTTCGATATCACCCGGACGCTACGGTGCAGGATGCGGGCGACCTGATCGGCGCCCTTGGTCTGGAAGAGGCCGGGCGCGTGGTCGCTGAAGCCATGAACCGCAGCGGCCTTGCGGGAGGCGACGGCGAGGCCCCCGCAAACCCTCCGAAGGCGAGCCGCGCGGCTTCGATTTCGAGGAAGCGTTAGGGCTCTGGATTGAGCTTGGCGGGGATGCGGATGCCTTTTGGCGTCAGACCCCGCAACGCTATCGGCACTGGGTTGAAAGCCGCCTTAAGTTCGTCTTGGCGGATCGCCGACACCGTGAGCTGATGACCTACGCGGGCGAGGTTCTAGCCCGTAGCGGCAAGCGTATGCCGTCGTTTGAAAAGTTCTTTGGGACCGACCCGCTGAAAAAGCGCCCGAAGAAGCAGACCCCTGACGAGATACTAGCGGCGCTTGGCGCCATCGTCGGGCCACCCCCGGAGGCGACATGAGCAGCAGCGTTATTGGCGCGCTCCGGGTAGTGCTTGGTGTAGATTCTGCATCGTTTGAGAAGGGCCTCGACGGCGCGCAGCGCACGCTCAACCGCTTCAACCGCGACATGCAAAAGCTGTCGGCCAAGTTTACCGGCATCGGCCAGACGCTCACGCTGGGGCTGACGGTTCCGATTGCGGCTTTTGGCGTGGCGTCTGTTCAAGCGGCGCAACAGTCGGCGGATGCCTTTGCCCAGGTTGAAGCGGCGCTTAAGTCGATGGGTGGCGCGAGCGGCAAGACGGCGGCAGAGCTTCAGGTCGCCGCCAAGGCGCTGCAAGACATCAGCGCCATTGACGATGACGACATTCTGCGCAAGGTCACGGCGAACCTATTGACGTTCGGCAAGGTCGTCGGGCCGACGTTTGATCGCGCGCAAATGGCGATTGTTGACCTGTCCACCCGCATGGGAATGGACCTTCAGGCGGCGACGATCCTTGTTGGCAAAGCTCTGCAAAACCCTATTCGCGGCGTCAACGCGCTGCGCCGTCAAGGTGTCGAGCTAGACGAAGCGCAGGTGTCGCTCGTCAAGTCCATGATGGATGTGGGCAACACGGCGGGCGCGCAAGCTGTCATCCTTGCCGAGCTAGAACGCCAGTACGGCGGCGCGGCCAAGGCGGCGGCGGATGCCAACCCCTACGCCAAGTTGCGACAGGCGTTCGACGACGTGTCGGAGGCCATCGGCGAGCGGCTGATACCGATAATCACGCCAATCGTGCAGAAGCTGACGGCGCTTATGCAAGGCTTTGTTGGCCTGTCGCCGGCCATGCAGACCTTTGTCATCATCACCGGCGCCATTGCGGCGGCTATCGGCCCGGTTCTAATTGGCGTCGGGCTGCTGATCTCCGCCGTTGGCACCATAGCCGGGCTTCTCGCCGGGCCTGCCGTCGCGGCGCTGGTGGCGTTCCTGGCGCCGTTCGCCCCGGTCATTCTTGCGGTCGGCGCGCTGGTCGCGGTGTTCGTCCTGTTCCGCAAACAGATCATGCCGGTTCTTGAGGAGTGGGGCGCGACCGTCGCTGAAGTCCTTGGACCCAAGATCGCCCCCCTGATTGAGGCGGCCAAGTCGCTGTTTGTCTCGCTTGGCGCGGCGCTGGTTAGTCTGTTCGGCAAGGGCGGTTCGCTTGAAGGCCCGATGCAGTTTTTCCTTGATGTTGCAACGCGCGTTTTCAATGGCGTGGTGTCTATCGTCGGGACGCAGATCGAAGTCCTAACCGACATCCTGAACGCGCTAGCGGCCCTGTTCCGTGGCGATTTCTCGGCCATGTTTGGCTACCTGAAAGACGCCGCCGTGACGATGGCCACGGGCATTGTGCGCGCCTTTGCCGCCATGTTCCCCGACGTCGTGTCGTGGGTCCAGAAGACCTGGCAGGGCGTCAAGACGTGGCTGGTCGACAAGTTCACCGACGTCGTTAAGGCGGTGCAACAGAAGATCGCCGCCGTCACCGGGTTCTTCAAGGATATGTGGGATGCGGTGGTGGGGCATTCCTATGTCCCCGACATGGTGGACGGGATCGCCGCTCACTTCTCCCGCCTCGATAAAGAGATGGTTAAGCCCGCTCTGGATGCCACGGCGAAGGTCGAGGCGGCGTTCGGCAAGATGCAGGATCACGTCGGCATCACCCTGCCCGGCATCGGCGGCAAGCAAAACCCGCGCGGCCCTAACGCGCCGGTCAACGACAACGGCCACGGCGGCGCTTCGCCTGATGTGAGCATCTTCGGCGGCAAGGTCATGTCAACCGAACGCGTCGAGGAGCTTCGCGCTCAGTTCGTCTCGTTCGGCCAAAGCTTCACCGATGCTGTCCGCGCCGGTCGGCTGAAAGATTTCTTTGCCGACGTGGCTAATCAGTTTGTCGATAAGCTGATTAACCAGGGCATCAACAACCTGTTCAACGCGGTTGGCAGCAGTTCATCTGGCGGCGGCTGGATTAGCGCAATCGCTAGCATCTTTACCGGCGGCAGTGGGTCAACGCCGGGCTTTGCCACGGGCGGTTCTTTCACGGTCGGCGGCTCGGGCGCAATGGATAGCAAGCTGGTGCAGTTCCGCGCCACGCCCGGCGAAATGGTCAACATCACCAAGGGCGAGCGCGGCCAACGTCAAGGCGCGACCAACGTCTTTGACATGCGCGGCGCTGTGGTCACGCAAGACCTGCTCAACCAGATGAACCAGATTGCGGCAAACGGCGACGCGCAGGTTCTCGGCGCCGTCGCGCGTGAGAAACAGCGCGGCGACAAGGCCAGTCGCTACACGGTGGCGAGGGCGCGGCGATGAGCGTCACGCTTCCAACTAGCCCGCCGCCCCGATCCATCACGCCTCGGCTGGTCACGGTTCGGGCTGACCTTCGCCCGGCTTTTGGCGGGGCTACGCAGCGGATCGCGCGGGCGGGATCCCATTGGGCGTTTGACGTCGAGATGCCGCCCATGTCCCACGCTCAGGCGCTGGATTGGGTCAACATTCTGGACGAAACCGACACCTGCATCCTTCGACTTCCTGAGCCGGGCATCACCATCGGATCTCCGGGAACGCCGCTGGTCAACGGTGCGACGCAAACCGGTACGTCGCTGATTACCGATGCCTGGACGGCGAGCTACGCCATCCCCAAGGGCAAATTTATCGGCGTGTCGGTGTCGGGGCTTCAGTACCTCTACCAGACCACGACGGCGGTCACGGCGAGCGGGGCGGGGGCGGCGACGCTAGCCCTTCGTCCGATGCTTCGCGCGTCACCGGCTGACAACGCCGCGCTGATTATCAACCCCGCCACGGTCGAGGGGTTCGTGAGCCTTCCCGACGGCGCCATGAACATCAGCGTTAACCGGCTGATCGAGGGTCTGACCTTTACGATTGAGGAGCGGCGATAGTGGACGCCACACTCAAAACCGAGTTTCAGGCGGCGGGCCTCACGACCTTCACCGCCGTCTCTATCGCGCTATCCGGTGGGACTATTTACCTCGTGTCGGGCGGGGCTGACATCACCATCGCCGCGCAACTCTACAGCGCCTACAACACGACCTATGGCGCCCTCGGTGAAGTGGACATCATCAACGACGGGATCGACGGCCAGACCACGCGGGCGACTATCACGCTGCACCCGCCGTCGTCGGCGGCAATCGCGACACTCGCGGCGACGGCAGAGCAAGACGCACGGGTGTTCGTCTACCAAGGCGCGGTCAACACCGCGACCGGCGCCAGCATCGGCACGGTCGAAACCCTGTTCCGGGGCGAACTGGATTATCCGTCGCTGTTTGTCGGCGAGGCCGGTTACGCGCTGACCCTGGAATGTGGGACCGAAGAGGCCCGGCTTCTGGAGCGCAACGAAGAGCGCAAGCTGGTCAACACGTTTCATCAGGCGTGCTTCTCCGGCGAGCTGGGGCTGGAGAAGGTGACGGCGCTGGTCCGCAAGGTTTACTGGCGAGCGACCGCGCCTACCACAGTCGTCGCCACAAGCCGTCCGCGTGGCCCCGGTGGGCGGTCCTGATGACGCCTCCTATTGTTGTCCGCAGCGAGGCCGCGCAAGCCTGCATTGACCGGTTCAGCGGCAAGGCGATGGCCTGGGGCAAGGTCGATTGCGCCAAGATCGCGGCGCATAACCTGCGACATCTTGGCATCGCAACCTCGCTCATGAAGGGCGCGGTCTATTCGTCCGAGATGGGCGCGGCCAAGGAGTTGCGGGCGCGGGGCTTTAACGGCCTTGGCGATGCGATGGACGCAATCGATCGGGTGTTTCGCATCCCGCCTGCGATGGCCACGACGGGCGATGTGATCGGGCTGGCGTGCGAGGGCTCGCTTTGGGACATGGCGCTGGTCGTGTCGGTGGGTAACGGGCGCGTGCTGGGGATTAAAGACGGGCTTTGCGCTGTCATGCAGCCCGACCTGAACTACGCGGTCGCGGCGTGGAGGTGTAACCCATGCCGCAGATAGTTGCAGCCGCCGCAACCCTGATCGCTGCTGGTGTTTCGACTGGTCAAGTGGTTGCAACCGTGGCCACTTTGGCGGCTATTGAGGCTGCCAAAATAGCGGTTAGCGTAGCAATTTCTGCGATTTTGACGGGCGTTACAAAGCCCGACGTTGCTGCTGCGGAGGGCCGACCTACCGAATGGGCGGCAGACCCTAACGCGGCTATTCCGTTCGTTCTGGGCCGTCGCGGCGTGTCGGGCGTCATCGTTCACCGCGACACCTACGGCGCCAACAATCGCTTTCTGGCCAACGTCACCGTCTACAGCGGCGGCGGTCCCATCAACGCTTATGGCGACTTCCTGGTGGACGGGGCGACGGTCTCATTCACCGGCGAGGCCATGAACGGCTCACCCGCCGGTCGCCTGTATCGCCAGACCAAGTTGGGCGATCAGCCTGACACCGCGTTGACCTCGCCGACTGTCTCGCCAGCCGCATCGCTCAGTGATTGGGGAGCGTCGCATAAGCTGTCGGGCTACGCCTGTTCGATGATTACGTTGCAGCAGGACGGCGACTTCAAATACTGGCCTGCCGGCATCCCGAGGACGTTGCAGGAAATACAGGGGATCAAGTCGTGGGACCCCCGGCTGGATAGCACATGGCCGGGCGGGTCGGGCTCCTGTCGCCTCGCTACGCCGTCAACCTGGGTCTATTCGACGAACCCGATTATCAACGCTCTGAAGTGGGCGCTGGGCATCAAGCACAACGGCGTGCTTGTCGGCGGCATCGGATCTTCGGTGGACGGGATCGACGTGGCGGCGTTTATCGCGGCGGCCAACGTGGCGGACACCAATAGCTGGACGGTTTCGGCGGTCGCCTACTCTGACGCTCCGTCGGGCGACGACAAGTATCAGGTTCTTGAAGCACTGTTGCAGGCAGGCGGGGCGGTGCCCTCGCGCAAGGCCGGCAAGATCAGTTGCGTCTCGCGCGCGGCTAACCCGTCGTCGGTCGTCACCATCACGGCGGCGGATACGGCAGGGCCGTTTGACTTCCGCGCCGGCTCGCCTCGTGAAGGCCGGATCAACACCATCATCCCCCGGTGCGTTCAGGAAGCGCACGAATGGGAAATGGTCGATCTGGAGCCTGTCACCAGTGCCACCTACGTCACCGAAGACGGCGGGGCGACGCGCTCGCGGGGCGTGACGTATGCCTATGTGGCCAACGCCGACCAAGCCGCTCAGCTTGCAGCTTACGATATTGCAGACAGCCGCGAGGGCATCACCGGGACCATTACGCTGAAGCCCTACCTTCGCGACCTGGAGCCGGGCGACGCCTTCACGATTAACGAAGACGGGTTCGCGCTGGCGTCTCAGAAATGCCTCGTTCTCTCACGGTCCTATGACCCAGCGCGGGATGTGGTGACGGTGACGTTCCGCAGCGAAACGGCGGCAAAGCACGCATGGGCGCTGGGCAAGTCGGGCGTGGCGCCGTCCAGCCCCACGCTCGGGACGGTTGACCCCGCGACGGTCCCGACGCCCGATGTCGCGAACTGGTCTGTAACTGCCCCGACCAACAGCTCGCCGGTTCTGCTGTTGAGCGGAGCGGTTCCCACGTCCGTAAACGTCAGCAAAGTCATAGTCGAGTACCGCGAGGACGGTTCAACGGACTGGCGGACGTTTGGCGAGCTGGGGCCGTCCACCATCGGGGCGGAACTGGCCGGGCTTACGGCGAACACTGACTATGAGATTGCGGTCTCATACCGCAACACCTTCGGCGCGCTTGGTGATCGCCTTGTCCTGGCGCCGGAAACCACGGGCTACCTTGCCGGCGGAGACTTGGCCGATAGCAGTGTCAACTCACCGTCCGTCAATACGGGCGCCCTGACGCGCATCACCGCTGACCAATCCGTGGGAACGTCCGTCACGATTATCTCGGCGGGTGGCAGTCCGAACAGAGTGCTAATCAAGACGATGGACTTCACCATTGACCGCAGTGACAGCAAGATCACGGCGATGATTAACTTCAACTACGAATCCAGCAACTCAAACATTTCAAACGTCTACGTCAAGGTTGGCACGACGGCTCCAACGTGGAGCGGGTCGGTTATGACAAACGCGGACCTGACATATCCGGTCTCTGCCTACAGCGGACCAGCAACGACGTTCATCATTCTCACTGGCCTATCGACGGGAACCAATACCCTTGAGGTATGGGCCAACTCGGTTGGCTCGGGCTCGCATAGCAACGTGGCCGTAAACCCATACTTTCAGGTCATTGAAAACAAGAGGTCGGCGTGAAGTGGTTTCGCGTCATGGCTGACGATGGGCGCATCGTCGGCGTTTGCGAAATGTCGGAAGATGACGCTATCCGCAATCTGCCTCGCGGCCAGCTTCTGGTTCCGCATGATCCGGCGGTTCCGCTTCATCATCAATGGCAGAACGGCCAGTGGGTTGAGATCGCCGCGCCCGAAAACCGGGCCGGTGATTATCTGTTCATGCGGCGGTCTGGTTACGACCTTGGCGCCCAGGTTGGCGCGCTGATGAAGATCGTGGAGGCGTTGCTGTCCAAGCCCGATCTGGCGGCGGCGCTGCCCGAGGACGTCAAAGCCGAGTTTACCGTTTTGGCTGCTCATAACGCCGCCCTCAAGGCCGCGCATCCCAAGCCCTAGCCTAGCAGGAACCCCGCATGACCGCTCAACAGCGCGCCGTGGTCGATGACCTCGGCAACATAGCCGTGCATGGTCGCTCCGGCCTTGTGCTGGTGGTGAAAATCGAAACGGCCACCGCAGGCACTTACGAGAACATTTCGGCCAGAAATCTCTACTTTGAGATTGGCGGGAAAATCCGGATCGAGCTTAGCGCCGGGGTCGATAACTACAGCCGGCAAGTGATCCTGACGCGAGCGCAAATCGCGACGCTTTCGATCAACAATCCCTATGCGTTTGCGATCCACGACGAAACCCCGACGACGCCATCAACGCCGTGGTCGGGAACCATCACCACCTACGGCTTCAACGTGGCGCCGACGGGCGCCGGAAGCAACAACGGCACCGGCACAAGCTGGCAAGGCGCCACGGTGGTCATCCAGCCCGGTGACGGACCCCCGACCGTGGAGGTTCACACCATCGGCCTGGATGGAAAGTCCGCCCTTCAGGTGCTGATCGACGCCGGGCTTCTGGCTGCGGGCTCGGACGCCGACGATATGCTCGAACTGCTCCGCGCTCCGCTTTTGGCGGGCCGGCTCGACTTTTCCCTTCCTGCCAACTCAACTCTGCTCGGAGTAATCTAACATGGCCGACGCTACGCTTACCGTTACCCAGGGCGCGGGTACGAGCCTCAAGACTGACATTTCGGGCGGCGTTCATACGCCGTATCATCTGGAAGACACGACCCAGCGCGCCGCCCTGCTTGCCGCCTTCAACGGCATCGCGACGCAAACCACGCTGGCTGCGCTGTTGGCCAAGGTCATCGCGGCGCCCGCGACCGAGGCCAAGCAAGACACGCTTATTGGCCATGTGGACGGCATCGAAAGCGGCGTTGCGACGGTCGGAACCCGGACCTATGGAACCGCTCTGACCCGCGTGACTGTCGCCGGTTCGTCCGCCCAATCGGCGGCCATTACCGGCACTGAAGTTCTGGTTCACGCCAGCACGCGGTGTTTCATCGCCGCCGGTTCTAACCCGACCGCGACCACGAACGATATCCCGCTGGAAAGCGGCGAGAAGTTCCATCTTCGGATCACGTCGGGCCACAAGATCGCCGTTCTGCAAGACACGGCGGGCGGCTTTCTCAACGTCATCCCGGTGGCTTGATGACGAGCCTCCTCGCACCGGGCCGCATCGGTCGGATTGGTCAGGGCCGCCGCAGCGGTAGCGGCAGCGGCTCTTCGACCAACCTCAAGCACGCCGTGATCTACGGCCAGTCGCTCGCGCTGGGCACTGACCCGGACGGCGCGTCGATTATCACGACGTCGCCGGTTGCGGGGCATTTCGAGTTCAACGGCGGTATCCGCCCCGTGTACGACCGCGCGGGCGAGACCAACCCCAACACGACAATCTACCCTGGCCAGATCACGTCGCTGGTGACGCTGCAAGAGGCCAACAGCGCCATCGATCCGACGACCATTCGCGAATCCTTTGCGTCGGGCATGGCGCTGCGGATGACGTCGGCGGGCATGTTTTCGTCAACGGCTCGCGGGGCGTTCACGATTGCGAACCTGAGCCGCACCGCAGCTAACCATTTCCCGAACACGGTCACGGCGGTTCTCGCGGCCAAGGATCTCTGCGACGCGGCGGGCTATGGCTACGAAGTCGGCGCCGTGATCTGGAAGCACGGCGAGGCGGACGCTGCGGCGGGAACCACGCGCTCAGCTTACAAGGCCAGCCTCACGACGCTTCGCCAAGACCTCGAAAACCACTTTGACGTCGCGGCGCTGGCCAATGTCGGCACGCTGAAAATGCTGATCGATCAGCAGGCCATGAGCGCGTCCACCGGAACCTGGGCGGAAATCGCTGTTGCGGCTATCGAGCTGCACCGGGCGGGCGGCGGGTTCTACTGCGCGGGTCCGACCTATCACCTCATCTTCACGGGCGCCAATGACGTCCACCTGACGTCCGTATCAACGCGCAACTACGGCGAAAAGCTGGGCCTGATTTATCAGCGGCTGCTCAACGGGCAGGGCTGGAACCCTTGCCACATTACGAGCACGCCTACGCGGGTCGGTAGCACGATTACCGTTCCGATCCATGTTCCGGTCCCGCCTCTGACGGTGGACACGACGCTGGTAGCGAGCGCGACGAACCGTGGCTTCACCTATAGCGGCGCCAACATCACGAGCGTTACCATCACCGACGACGGCACGGGCGACAACGCCGGGGTTATCACCATCGAACTTGACGCTGCGGCGGGCGGAACGCTTCGGGTCGCTTACAACAACTATGTCACCGACGGATATCTCGGGCCGACGTTCGGCTCGCGAAGCAACATCCGGGACAGCGATCCGGCGGTCACGCTCTACGACGGAACGCCGCTCTATAACTGGCTCTGCAACGATCAATGGGTGGTGGCATGACCGTGCCTTCGACGTTTGCCTCATGTTTCCTGTCGGTCGATCTCACCGCCGCCAAATACTCCGGCGGGGCAGGCGGGACGTTCACGAACGACATTGCCGGCGGGCCGTCGCTCACGGTCGTTTCGGCGACCCCGACGTTTAGCTCGATGGGCGCCAGAACCGGGATGAACTTCGCCAATGCAGCCGGCGAAAGCATCCTGGGCGAAATGCGCGGCGTTCGGGAATGGACGGTGGTGGCGATCATTTCCACTACGTCAAGCTCTGTGATGTCGTGCATCGGCTCGGCAAACACGGGCGCGTTTGGATGGGAGCTGGGCACGGGCGGGGCTCGCACGCCGTATGCCTGGACGCCTGGCCTGTCGTCTGGCGTCACCGCAAGCGCGTTCGCATCCGACACGGCGGTGGTGGTGGCCGCGTCGTGGTCGCCCAAAAACCGCAAGTCCAGCGTTCAATGGAACCTGAACACGATCAAAACCGCCACGTCGGGCAGCGCGGCGGCTATTCCCGCGATGGACTACTGGGACTTCGGGATAGGGCGCAACCGCAACAGCTACTGGACGGGCCGAATTGCTCACGTCTCGATGTATGCGCGCTCGCTCCACGATGACGACAACACCCGACTTCAGGCGCTCATCACCAACCTCATGACGACGCTCTAGGAGGGCGATATGGACAAGACTGAACTTCTGACCACGCTGGTAGAGCGCGCCGAACAGCGTGACGCCGAACTGCAAACGGTTCTGGCGACCGAGACGGACGATGCGGCGATTTACGCGCTTCACGAGGTCGGTCGCGCGCTGGCCACGCTGAAGGCCGCCGCGACTAACGCCATCGTCACTGGCTAAAACCTCTAACAGTCGGGGCGATTGATGCCGGTTTCGGGTGAACTGGTCACGATGGGCCTTGCGGCCATCGCGGCGATTGTCTGGCTTGTCAGACTGGAGGGGCGGGTAAACACCGCCGAAAGGGTCGCCACTGCAATGGAGCGCGATCTAGCTGCGGCAAACCTTCGCGCGGATGCCGAGGCCAAGGCGCACCGGGGCACCGCGGATGCGCTGATCCGGGTCGAGGAGCAACTGAAGTACGTCCGCGAGCTGCTGGAACGGCACTTCGTGATTGAGGAGCCGTCCCCGCGCCGTCGTCGCTCTGGCGGTACGGCGTCGTGAGCTTCAAGGGCTGGCCGTCGCTGATCTGGCACGCTCCCGGCAGAGCGTGGGGCGGGATGCTTCGGGCGGGTTCCCTTGCCACCTGGATGCAATGGGGCGCCGGGGTTTCTGCAACCGCCGGGATGCTCGGTTATGGCTGGGTGATCTGGAAAGGCCCGTGGCCGGCAAGCGCGGCGGGAAAGCAGCTTGAACTGCTAGGCCAAGGTCAGATGATCTTTGGCGGTGTGGTCCTGGTGGCGCTCGCTGCGATCGCGGGCCTGCGTCTGGCCGTCTCGGGCAGCAAGGACGGGTTCCGGGCGGGCGTGGAGCGTGACGATGACGACGCGCCTACGGTCAAGGTCGAGACCGTCACGACGACTTCCATAGCCGAGAAGCCTTAGACAACCCTGAAACCTTCGGCCACTGGCCCAAGGGCCGGGCTGATTTTTCTACAGGTGATAGCCCATGACGATGGTTTGGAGCCGGGAACGGCTTGAGCATCTGTGTGAGACGATCAACGAATGTCTGGAGGAGGGCTTTCCCCTTGATCCGGGGCGGGGATCGTTTGAGGGCAGCGCGATCCGCGAGGCCGCCGACCGGCTCGGCATCAACCGCAACGGCGTCTATGACCGGCTCAAAACTGCCAAGTCCAAATATGGACTAGAGCCCGACCCCGAGCGGTTCAAGCCTCGCCAGAACGCCCCGATTTTCGAGGTTGATAGCCTGCCGGATGACGGCGAGCCAAACGCGCGCGAGCTGATCGATCAGCTCAAGGTCCGCCACCTGAAGCGCAAGGCGTTTGACGACGCCGCGAAGCTCCAAACCCTTCGCGTGTCCATGCCCGGTCCTATAGCCGTGGCGTTCTTTGGCGATCCCCATATCGACGATCCCGGTTGCGCTTGGTCCGACCTAGAGCGGGACATCGCCACCTGTCGCGACACGCCGGGCATGATGGCGGTCAACATCGGCGACACAACGAATAACTGGGTCGGGCGGCTCATGGGCCTCTACGCCAATCAGGAGGTCACGAGCCGTCAAGCCCTGACCCTGATCGAGTGGGTGCTGACCGAAATCCCGTGGCTGGTGACGGTTGGCGGCAATCACGACACCTGGAACACACAAAAGGGCGACGTGTCGGAGGTGATCCACCGGCTTAAGAAGCTGCCGGGCCTGTACGAGAACGTCGGCGCCCGGATGCGGGTCTGCCTGCCCGGTGGCGCGGAGTTCACGATGAACGTGCGCCACGACTTCCCCGGCGGTTCGCAATTCAACCCGGCGCACGCGCTGGTGCGTCAAACGCTGTTTGACCATCGCGACCACATCCTTGCGTGCGGGCACCGGCACACGAGCGGTTACATTCCGATCTGGCACAACGACCCGGCCCGGCTCTGCCACGGGTTCCGCGTCGGGACGTACAAAGACTTTGACCACTACGCCAAGGAAAAGGGCTTCAAGGAATCCAACTGGGCTAGGTCAATGGCCGCTGTGATTGACCCTGACTATGCCGACGATCCGGTGCGCTACATCAAGCCGTTTTTCTCGCTGGAGGAAGCGGCGGAATATCTGACCTGGCGCCGCACAAAGTGGGACGCTGGAAAGAGCGCCGCCGCATGACCCCCGAGGAAGCCAAGCGCCGCCACGACGAATGGTACGCCAAGCGCGCCGAATGGGTTCAGGCGATGGTCGATGCAGGCTACCGGGTGAAGCTCAAGCGGCTGGGCAAGGGCAAGCACCCGGCCCCCGCTGCGCTGCCGGTCGATCCTGAACCCGGCTGATGTGGCCACTAGTCCACGTCGCTGAGGGCGTCCTTATCGGGGTGGGGGTCGCATGGCTCTGCTGGCGTTCGCGTTCGGCTATGCGCTGGGTGTCGGCTCTGTTCTCGCGTGCGGCGTCGTTCTGGCGCGGTGGGCGATGAGGCGGGCGGTCGATCCGTCGCGCCGGTAAGTCTCAACAAAGGAACAGTCTATGCCATTTGCACTCGGCGCCCGTAGCCTCGCCCGCCTTGAAGGCGTGCATCCCGATCTGGTCAAGGTGGTGCAACTCGCCATCCGCAAGTCCGATCTGGACTTCGCCGTTCTGGAGGGTCGGCGCACCATCGATCGGCAACGCCAACTGTTCGCGCAGAAGGCGACGAAAACGATGAACAGCCGACACCTCACCGGCCACGCGGTTGACCTAGCCCCGGTCATCAACGGGGACGTTTCGTGGGATTGGCCGCTCTATCATCGGCTCGCAAAGCATGTGAAAGCGGCGGCGGCGGAGCTTGGCATCCCGATCACCTGGGGCGGCGATTGGCGGACGTTCAAAGACGGGCCTCACTGGGAGTTAAGCTGGAGTGCCTACCCGGCCAAGTGACGCCAGTGCTTACCGCGCTTGATCATGCTGATCATCGAGCGAGATACGCCATAGTCGGCTGCAACAAGGTGGTGATAGCGGGTGTCGGACAATATCGCGCGCACCGCATCTTCCGTGAGCTTGGCCATCCCATGCCGCTCACCCTTGGCCACTTCTCCCAAGCGGTGCCGATCGCGCATGTTGTCGCGGCGGCTTCCCCACGAGAGGTTTTCAAGGCGGTTGTTCTTCTTGTCGCCGTCTGCGTGAAGAACCTCTTGCCGAGCCTCGCCGCTGCCGAGAAACGCCTCGGCTACTAGGCGGTGGACGTAGTGGCTCGTCTTCTGCCGCGACCGGCTCAGCTTAACCACCATGTAGCCGCCGCGATGGACAAAAGGCGCCAGGATCACAGCCGCAAGCATCCGCGAACTGGTCGCAGTATTCGCAACCGAGCGGGCGACCGAACGCACGAGCCCCGTGTCGCTGACCTCATAGCGGCCCTCGTATCCGACCACCGATTTCCACGTCTCAACCATGATGAAAGCTAACACATGCGGACCATCAGTCAAAGGCTCCCGTGGGCTCAGTATCCGAAGTGACTCAAGCCCGCGCCCTAATCGCCTCGCTTGCCGCTCTCGCGCTGGTCCTCCTGCTGGCCATCGGCTGGTTCCAATGGCGAGCGGCCAAGGATGCCAAGGCCCGCGCCGAAGTCGCCGAACAGGGCCAGGAACTCGCCGAACAGACCACGGGCATAATCGAGCGGACGGTGCGAACGGAAGTTGTCGTGCGTCAGGAAGCGGAAAGGCAAGTCGATGTCGTCCAGTCAGCGCCGGGGGCCAATGCGCGCCTCGATCCCGCTTTCACTGATGCTCTGCGCGGGTCTATTGGCGTCATGCGCGGGGAGCCCCAAGCCCCTGACGATCAACGTGCCGCCGATCCTGCGGGAACCCTGCCCTAGAGCCGACGTGGGGCCTTTGGAGACCGTTGGCGATCTCGGGGCGCTAGCACTACGCCAAGAGGCCGCGTTGACCGTGTGCGATGGCCGTAGAGCCGCAGCCGTGGCTATCGTGGATGCTCACCGGGAAACGGTGACGCCCCGGCCCTGGTGGCGGCTCTGGCCGTGATGGTCGGGGGCTAGTTCGGGACGGCTCGTCACACAATACCCCGGTAGAATGGCCCTCGGTGAAAGCCGGGGGCCTTTGTCGTTTCAGGCCAGAGCCTCGCGGGCAATCTTCACGGCTTCCCGGTGCGCGAGATAGTGGCCGTTCCACGCGATGGGAGCGGTCCCTTCGGCAATCTTCGCGAGTGCGGCGGCCAGCTTGGCGTGGGCGTCCAGCGTCGCGTTTATATCGCCCGCAATGCCGTGAAGGTCCGCTAACTTTGCTGGATATGCCCCGCTCGCGAACCGCTTTGCATCATCGGCCAGCCGATGAAGCGGGTTTGTCGGATCGTTCGTCGGGTGAGCCGTCATCTATGCATGTTCCCGTGATGTGTATGGAAAAGAGGCGGTTTCTATACAGACCAGTCGGGATCGGTCGCGACCCAGATGACGGTCTCGGTAGTCTCCCGCTGCACGACGCGGTAAGCCTCTGGCCAAGCCTTAGCGGCGCGTATGGCATCCGCCGCTGTCTCCCAAACGCATTGACCGGGGCGCAGGCGGTTATCGACATCGACAAGAATGTACGTTCGTTGCGTGGTCATTTCGCACCGCCCGCATACACCAGCGCCCACGGCACCGTCTCCTCGACAGAGTGGCCGCTCGTGTACCATTCGGCGAGTTTGGAGTGGGGAATATCGGCGCAATCCACGCCCGCCGCAGCGCCCAGCCGATCAAGCCATTCATCATAGGCGACGAACGCGAGCGTTTGCGGGTCTGTCAGTTCGATGATGAGCCGCGCAATGTCGTCGTGCCGATAATAGCCCTCATGGCCGACCATGTAGATTTCGGGCTGGGCGGCAACGACCCGCTTAAGCACCTCGTGGAAGCTCTCGCTTGAGGCGTGGCGGGCTATGTTGATCAGGTCGCTCACCAGTGGCTCCTCGTCATTGAGAACGCTTCCGACCTTGCCATGTCACCCATCAGCTTGAGCGACTGGCCAAGGGCTCGGAGGCTATCGGGGTCATTGGTCATCTGCATGGCCTCGGCCAGTTCGTGAAGCGCCGCCCGCAGCCTCCCGTCCTCGATACGGTCGATTGGGAAGGCCAGCATGTCGGAGAGGCTGGGGCGCATCAGGCCGCCCGCTGCCGAAGGGCCTGCGTCCACTCCTGAACCCAGTTCGCCGCCGCCGTGCGAGTGTTGAACAAGGTCGGGCAACCGTGGCCGCGAAAATTGACCGACCACTTGCGACCGACTTTCCGAACGACCGCATACAGGCCGAAGTGATCGACTTGGTTTTGAAGGTCGCGAATGTCGGTGGCGGTCATGTGGGTTGCTCCCTGCTGTTGAATTATGTATTACAGCGACATGGCCAAGCCGTCAAGCGATGTAACACAAAAATCACGGGGCCGCCCTTCTGAGGGCCAAGGCTCGATTGTGAACGTCCGCCTCGCGCCTGATCTTCGCGCCCGCGTCGATACCTGGGCCGCCGAAAATGACCCGCCCATCACCCGCTCTGAAGCCATCCGCCGTCTAGTCGAGAAGGGGCTGGTTGAGGGGTAGGGGGTGAGACACTTCCGCCGCAACGCCAAGCCCCGCTTCAGGGCGCCGGGGACGGTGAGACAGTGCAACCGATTGATCCGGCTCACTTGCGACATTCCCTCCGGGCCTACCACCCCCTAGCGCAAGCGCCTTTCCTATAAGGCGTCAGGATCGGGTGAGACAATCAGGTGAGACAGCGACCCGTTCACGGTTCGGGCCATTGCTGATTTAGCCAGCTTTCCCTGACTGGCCGTTGACGTATAGCGTTCCACTTCCTTGAGGCTTTCGTGGCCGGTGATGGCCATAATTTCATGAGCCGAACAGCCAGCCTCAGCCAGGCGCCGCGCTGCCGCTTTCCGCAGTCCGTGGGGCGAGGACTTTGCAGGCAATCCCGACTCCCTCGCGCACCGAACAAACCAATTTGTAAAGCCCGCCTCGCTCATCGGCTTTCCGTAAGCGGTCATAAGAAACGTAAGATGTTCTTTCGGCAGGGCGTCCAGCTCGGCCTTTAGGTCGGGATGGATCGGGATTGACAGGACCGGGGCATCAACGCCGCGTTTTTTCTGCCGTACCTGGATACAGCCGTCGCGGATGTGCTGGCGGCCCATACGCACCACGTCCGACCTGCGTTGGCCGGTGTAGACTAGCAGGGCGAGCGCGAGACGGGCGCGAGATCCGGCGGGCCAATGCTTGCGGAACGCGTCGATATCGTCTTCCGTCCATGCCCGGAACCCGTCGCTTTTCGGCGCCTTAAACTTTACTCCGGCGGTCGGGTTATGGGCCACAAGCCCGCGTTCGGCGGCGAAGGCGAACAGCGAGCGCAGGGCCTTCAGCAGATTGCGCGCGGCGCCGGGCCGGTCGGCGGTCTTGTCCAGAATGGTCTTGATGTGCGTCGGCTTCAAAGCCTTTGCGCCGCCGTCGCCATACACGGCGCGGAAGCGGTCAAGGATGTTGCGATAGGTTCCCTTGGTCGAGACGTTCAGGCCCTTGAACGTGGCGCTGGCGTAGTAGGCGACACAGAGCGCGGAGACGGTCCCGGCCTTGGGAGCTTTC